GAAAACAATTTACACAAAATTTATTATGTTTGCAAGCGGCATAAAAAACCCACTGCGAATCTAATCACAGTGGGCTGAGTGTCACCGGCAGGTGATTTCTAGGCTGCGTCTGGATATATCTTGTCGTACAGTGCGTCACGGCCGATTGTTGGGTGAAACTTTATGCCCTTTCGATTCGCAATCTCTTTGAGATCAGCAAGCGTGAGTGCGGTTTCGTCCACCAGCTCGTCCTCAAAATCATCATCCGAATCTACGTTCTTTGTTTCGGAGCGGCTCAGATACTCCTCATTGGTGATCTTCTTCGTGGTATCACGACGAATCTCCCCACCAACAATGATTGGGGGCAGCTTGGCCACGTTAAAGCCTTCCTTGCGGTGATCGATCTTCTTGCCGAGCACCAGCTTGGAGTATTGAGCGTAGGCGATGTTCTGGGCATGACGCACAGAGCCCTTACGCCACAGAGGAATCTCGCGGAGATCCTTTGCGGTAGCAAGATCCTGTAACTCCTCAGCGGTCATCAGCTTAATATCCTTGCCAACGTAGCTGAACTCATGCTCGACTTCCTCCATCGAATCCACATAAACCTCTCGCACCGAGTACACCCTGTCCTTCTGGTACCGGGTATCGGAGGTGATCCAAATAGGGGCATATCGTGACTTCAAGTGCATAAATGCCACATCCTCATCACAAAATGGAATTACCCCTGCAACTGATGTGAAATCCACCACTTTGTGCTCAGCAGAGCGGTATGAACCAGAAATGACTATCTTAAGTGCCTTTTGTTTCTTTGACATGGTTTACTCCTATTTCTTTTTTAAGCTGATTAGTTGTGCCTTACGCTCAAAGATTGCTTGGCGCTTATTTACAAGAACCGCACGCTCGTCTGCGCTATGAGCTCGCTTATCAAGATCTTGGATCTGGCTGAATATCGCAGCAGCTTCAGCATCAAGATCCACCTCTGACATTGGTGCTGGGCTGTGAGCCCCACCCTTGCCAGAGTCCTCAATGCCATATCCCTTGAGGATATTGGCCACAGCGCGATATACCATGCCCACTGCCTGATTAGGCAAGCTCTCAAGCATCTCAAAGTCTGATTCATTGAGGTTGGCCTTTAATGCTCTGGCAATAGGTTGAGCAGCTTCCTTGGATCCAAAGTCTGCGATGATCATCTCATCGAATTTCTTGGGATCCTGCATCTCAGCAATTTGCGCCTTCTGCATTTCTTGGAAGCCTTTCACCACGGCATTAGCTTGGGGAGCAGTAATGCCCTCGGAGTGCAACATCGTAGCAAGAGCTTCCTTTACCTCTGGGGCGGTATCAGGATCAAACTCGTACGCAGCTTTATCGGCTGGGCGTGTTTGTGCCTTCCAATCTTCGATCTCTTTGGGAGTTGCGGTTTTGAAATCTGGCACCACTTGCTTCTTGCCAAGTGCGCCATTCAAATTCTCGAGCTGCTTCCACAGATCAGACTCAGATTTGATCTTTGATGCCCAAGGCTTATCCTTAAACTCATCGGGAATCTTGTATTCAGCAACGGCTGGATCAGCTGGATCCTTTGGTGCTGGATCAGCAGGTGGTGGGGTTGGGTCATCGGCAGGTGGTGTTGAAGCCGGTGGCGATGCAGGGGCAGGTTGCGCCGTATCTGCACTTGGAGCAGGATCCGCGGCTGGTACCTCGGCTACTCCGTCAACTTGTTCAGTCATTCTTCGATCTCCGCTCTGATTGTTGGGGTAAGGTAGGGACGGATCATCGCAAGATAGACACTACGCCTAGCCCGCTCTTCCGCCATTCGTATCACATCGTTATGATTTGATACCGAATACACTCCGCAGAACTTCATGAGGAGCTTGATCACGTGCTGGCCATCCTTGCTCTTGGCAATACGATTGAGCGCACGTTTGTAGTCCTCTTGGTTCTCCACGATTACTTCTTGCTGATCTTTCTCACGCTGCATCTTCTTGAGCAGATCCATCACCTTGCTGTCTGGCGTTTCAATTGTCATATTTTACGCGCCTCCATGTTTGCTTTATTGGCCTGAGCACTATCCTTTTGGGTGGTTGCTAATTGCTGGCCGGCTTGTAATGCCATCGCAGCTTGGCGCTGTTGTGCGATATTTGCAACCGCTTGTTTGAACTCATCCTCTGCTACCACGATCTGGTTATTGAAATCCAGAGCGTCATTGATATCACGGAGGAGCTTGTACCAGTTAATGGCCTCGATGATCTCAGGCTTCAGTGCGGCAATAGCACCAACTGCTTGGAGGATTTGGAGGAGCGCCTGTACTGCCTCGGTGCGGGTGAGCTTCTCAAGCTCGTTGTTAAAGCGCAGCTCATACCATGGCCGGCCGGCTTTTATTACCTTGAGAACCGCATCAGGAATTACGCGGCCAGCGGTGCGCTTCTGCTTGAGGAGGATCTTAGCAATATCTGGTTGCTGGGTTGCGTCAACGCCAAGCTCACCCATGCCAAGAAGAATGCCGATTGACCGGCGCACGTCCGGAACAAGGCGCTCGTTCTTTTGCTGGCTCAGGATGCCAGAAAGTGACTTGCCGCGTATGGTATAACGCTGCATTGATTCGGTGGCAGTCATTTGCTGGTTGTTGTTGAAGTCAAGCAATGCGTCCACCTTGGCAGCGGTGGCAATCTTCTCATTCAGGTAGGGGATGAGAAACTGGATGATTGCGGCCGGATCACCAACATCATGGATTGGGAACACTGGATTCTGCCCATTCGAGAACATGGTGTTGAATACCGTGAGAGCGTTTGAGCTTGTATCAAGCACGTTGTCACCAAAGATTGCATTGCTGGTGATGCCCAAGGCTGGGTTGGCCATCTTCTCGATGATCTCGAGAGTGGAGCCGAACATGAAGTTTACAGAGCGGATAGAGCTCAGCAGCATAGTCATCGAGCTGCGTCCCCATACCTCGCCGCGCACTTTGATCTGGCGACACACACTCACTGGCCGCTCAGAGAATGACTCCTCAAAAAATACATCGTGTGAGGCGGAATCATCAAGGAACCATACGCCGGCATACCGCTGGCCACGCTTACCTTGCAGAGCCGGATTGTAATCCTGCCGTGGGAATGCACCAAATACTAGCCTGAACTCCTGATTGAAGCTCTTGGCAGCATAGGCTTTCTGCACCGGCTTTGGCAACAGCTTGAGCTTCTTCATATCTACCGCGCCGCCCGTGGTGGCGAACTCACCTACGATACGGTTTACTTTCCAGTGGTAGGTGGCGAACACAATCTCGATCATGCCCGTCTTTCCCTCATCGATGGCCAGATTATCTACCCCATAATTGCGGCAGATAAGCGCATTTTCTTCGGTGCGGTTCTTAAAATTAGCGTTAGGGAAGATGCCGATACCAGAGGTACCAAAGGCAGCCTGATCATAAGCGTATGGCCGTAGAGCCGTGGTATAACCAGCATCAGCGTGATTCATGTGGTACAGCGTTTGATCAGTGGCAAAGCTGTAGAAGTCTTGAAGGGTATTGGGATCAACCAGCTCTGAAACATACCGGCTGGGCACGATATCAAACACTCGATCGCCTGTACCCCACATGATGCCCACGAGGTAATCACCGAATTGATTCACGCAGATTGCGGAGGTTGGATCATCTACGAACTCATCGAGCTGCTTGCTCTTATTCCCGTTGGCACTCCATGAATAGCGCGGATCCACTGAGATACCGGTGTATTTTGCTATGTCATTCCACAATGGAGTGTATTGATCGCGCACTGATTTTGCGGCCGTGTACATAGCATAGATATTCTCTTTGTCGTCCATGGCCGTGCTCCCTAATTGCCTAACAGAGTATCGCGCTTGCCAACTTGCCCAAGACTGAGCTCTTGGCCATTGATGTCACCCTCTGTGGCGAGAAGGGTAGTGCGAGCTGCTTTTGATTGTGTGTTTGCGGCCGTTAGATCAGAAGTTACCGCAGCCGCATTGACTTGTGGCTTCTTGGGACTGATAAGCCCCTTGGCAAGATCCAGCGCCGGCATAAACGTGGCCACTTGCTTTAATATGTTAAATGCCCCTGATGCAGTTTTCATTGGGTCCCCCTGTTATCTTCTGCGTTTTGTTCCAGACTTCCTTACTATCATATTCTGTTCTGATTGGAAAGTAGCCGATTTACCTAGGTACTTTACACAAGCGTACACTGCCATCATGAGAGAATCAGCCCTATCTGGAGAATAGCGCAAATCTTTCTTCATATCCACCTTGCTCTGGAGGATGCGCTTGCCATCTTGCCGGTACTTCATTTTGATCTTCTCGAGCTCTTTCACCACGTCGAGATGCTGATTGCGGTCAAGGCATAGATACTCATTCTCGAACCAATCCTTGAGGATGTAGTAGCCTTCAGCGCGGGCATTGGCATAGTGCACTGTGTCCACGTTCTGGGTGGTGGCCCCATCGAAGCGATGCACTTGCACCCTTGCAGCCATGAGAGCATTCCAGACAACGTGACCCATGCCACCAACATCTAGTATAACCACGTTGGGTTTATGGACGCCCACGAGGTTGATAATCTTCCCGATGGAGATAGTGGCATCAGGCTCATCCCATGCTATTTGCTCAGAAGGTTTCCAATGCTGGTTGCTCAGCCTATCAATGATTGTGGCCACGCACTGATCGTTACCCTGCGCGGCGAAGTCGATCCCCATGACTCGCTGCTTGCCGTACATATCGCCAAATGGCTTCACGTCGAAGGCACCATGCAGCTTGTCATAGTTGAATAGGTAATCGTCTGCCGTGGCCAGAGGCTCACCAAGCCAAATGTGGCGATAATCCCTCATGCTCTTGCGCTTCATGGTTTCCGCCTCATCCTTGAGCGTAATAGGGCAAAATGGGTTCTCGTAGTAGTTGATCTTGATGTGGAGGCAATCAGGCCGGCCGGAGAGCTCTTGGATCACCGCGTCATCTCTCATATAGCGGTTCATAGTAAAGATGATCTTGGCGTTATTCTTACGCACTGTGGGGATGATTGTATCGAGTGTGAGCTTGGTGATGGTTTGCGCCTCATCCACCCAGATGATATCCGCTCCCTCAATACCCTTAATGTTCACGCTCCCTTGCTCTCGGAAGCCCTTGAATGAGAATGTGGAGCCGGTGACTAAATGACGGATGCCGTTCTTCTGGATCTTGAATGGCAGATTGTACTCTACTGCCAAATCCTTGAGCACCGTATAAACCGATTCCTCAATGGTATCCTGAACCTCACGGCCACAGAAAATCCTCACTTGTCGCTGATCCGCCGCCCACTCTAGTATGCGTGCAATCGATTGTGTCTTTGCCGAACCACGGCCACCTTCAATGATGAAGTATTTATAGTCGTTGAAATGCTTGATGATAGGCAGGAGCTTTGGAGGAATGCGCAACATCTCTGGGGCAAATGCTTCCATGGGGTACTATTCTTCGCTATCGGGTTCTAGATTTGTATTCGGTATCAACGCATCAATGTTTTTGCGCAGATCGCCGATTTCAATTAACGCATCTTCAATGATTTTAGCCAGCTTTTGCAACTCTGGCAATGCAGCCGGAGGAAGGTTGCGAGATTGAATCGCGTTATCGTAAAGAATCTGTAAGGCTTGGATAGGTCCCACATTATGCTCCATAGTTTGCAAATTCGAGTTTGCCAGCAGCGATAA